TAAAGACGCTAAGTTTGTGGCTGGCTTATGTCAGTCAATACAGACTGAGAATGAAAAACTTCAAGATGAAAATACCCTGCTGACCGCTAAGCTTGAGAAGGCTGATTTGCTTGGAGTAGCTGGTATTGAGCTAGAACAAGCTTTCGTTCATGTAATTGAAGAATGGAAAGGTTTTTGGATGAATCAGAGACAGAATGACGAAGCTGATTATCAAAACTATTTGCATAGAGCTTTAGGCGTTGATGCGAATATGAAATATCACTTAGCTAAGAAATTGAGGGAGTTGATGATTTCACGCCAAGCCCTAACCCCCGACAAAGCGAAGGGCTCCAATGGCTCCGATACATAAACCATATCACCCATACCAAGACGAGCGAGTGGCACCTATCTGCGGCGAAAAGCCTGTGTTGTTGAAGTACGCCTTTGAGACATGGATTAAAGTCACCTGTCTCAAGTGCCTAAACAAACTTAAACAGAAAGCGAAATGATATGAGTAGATCGAGTAGAGATTATAGAAATGAGCGAGGCTCGGGCGGCGGCTGGATTTTGATATTCTTTTTTATCGTCGCAGTATTTACGCTGTGTTCGAGGTATTTATGACCATTCCACCACCCGAGAAGCAAAAGGCTTTAGCAAAAACAAATTGTCTGGTTATAGGCTTTCCAGATGGTGAAAACCCTCAACTGATAATTAATGGAACCGACCACGATCTTGCAAATGGCGCAAAGCTTTATATTGATCGAGAGACAACACTGGAAACCATAAACACCCAAGCCGAGACGATAGAGAGGCTGACCTCATGGAACGAAGAACTACAAAGGCTTTGCCTTGAGAAAGATGATGAGATTGCGCAGATTAAAGCAAAACTCTGGATAGCTAACGACCGAGGACTAAGGACTTATGATGGAATGGCTGAGAAGGCCGATAGGGCGGATAAGCTTCAAGCGGAACTCGATCAAGTTATCAAGATCGGCGTAGAGGGACAAAGAGAAATAAACCGCAAGCTAAGCGTGGAACTAGCGAAGTGTAAAGCTGACTTGACAGTGGCGGTTGAAGCGCTGAAGTTTTATGCGGATAGAGATAACTGGACAACCGAGACAGCTCAAAAGTGTTGTGCGTTTACTGCTGGAGATCATGAATACACTGGAATTTACTTAGGGTTCAAAGCTGGCAAGTTAGCCCGAGAAGCCCTCGCAAAGATCAAGGAAGGTGCAGAATGAGTAAGGTTCATAATTTTAGAACCCCATGTGGAGCTATATCAAAAACTTGGCTCGCTGTTGCTGCTGAAAAGAAAAATATAACCTGCAAAAAATGCCTAGCGAAAATGAGAGGGAAGAAATGATAGATAGAAAACATTTTAAAACACAAGCGAACTTTGATGGGTTTGTGAAGATGCACCCTAAGCTCCAAGAAGTGGCTCTGGATGCGTTTAATTACGCCATAATCATAGGGGTAGAGCACCCAGTATTCACGGAAACTGCGACGACTGCAGAAGAAGATAAGGCATTAAAAAGGGTTTCAAAGACCCATCATGAGTGCAGGGCTTTCGACTTTCGTGTGATCGACTGGTCGGGAGAACAAATCGACGCCATGATTGAATATCTAAATAAAAAATATGGGCACATTGGGGCGTTACTGGCCAACGGCAAACGAGCAATTGTTGTCTATCATGACTCAGGGCATGGTTTTCACTTTCACGTGCAACTTGACAGTTCTTACGCATTAAAGGCAATATTTAGCGGAGAGGCGGTTTAAAATGATTCAACTAGATTGTACTGATACTTTGGCGGACATTGAGAAGAAAGCCATCACTTACTATTTGGAGTTCTTCAAAGGTAATAAAACTGAGGCTGCTAAGGCTTTAAAGATAGGCCGAGCGACGATGTATCGAAAATTACATCAATATTCGATACAAGTTCAGCAACCTATCGCAAAACCCCTTTAAATTCGATATGCCGTTGTGATGAAATTGGTAGACTTACCTGACTTAAAATCAGGGTTTTGTAGGTTCAAGTCCTACCTTCGGCACCATTCATAAATTAATTATGCAAGAGTTTTTATAAAAATTAATAATTAATTACAGGACTCGACCATTTCAATTTCATGTTTTGACAGATCTATAAAAATTGCACAGACTTATATCATGCAAAAAAACAAAATTAAGATTCTGTTTCTCGACATCGAAACTTTCCCGATGGAGTGCTATCATTGGAGAATGTTTGACCCAGTGACCAGTCTTAAAATGATTAAGCAGCATACATCGATGGCTTCTTGGGCTGCGAAGTGGGCAGGGAAAGCCAAAATTTACTACCAAGATGTAAAAAATCAAAAAAATCTCCGAGATGATAGCAAGATATGTAAAGGATTGCAGGATAAAATTAACGAGGCCGACATCATTGTTGGGCATAATATTCACCGATTCGATAAGAAAAAAAGCAATTATCGATTTCTGGTCAATGGCCTAAAGCCGACCCGACCAAATGCAATTGTCGACACCTGGGTCATAATTAAAAAGCATTTCGGCTTTGATTCGAGTAAATTGGAGCACGTTGCCAAAATCCTAAATCTAAAATACCAAAAAGTTAAACATGAGAAGTTCGCTGGCGAGGAATTATGGACTGAGTGCCTTAATAGAAACCCTGCGGCTTGGAAAGAGATGAAACATTACAATAAGTACGATGTTTTAGTCCTCGAAGAAGCTTATAAAAAACTAATCCCTTGGGACAATGCGATAAACTTTAACGTCTACAATCCGAATAATGAAAACCGCTGCCAATGTGGGTCGTTTGTCGTTGTAAAAGAGGGTCAAAAGACTTTCAAAACCAAGGTCGGATCGTATCAGCAGTATTCTTGTAAAACTTGCGGTCATTGGTGGACTGGACGGACTAACCTTCTGACTGCATTAAAACGAAGCGGTATGTTAAAATAAATGAGGGGTAATTATGCTAGAGCAACTGCAATTCTTTTTGTTTTCTGTATCTACTGTCTACTGGTATGTGCTAGCACCGCTTTCTGTGTTCTATATGACCATTATGATAATCAGAGAAATCAAGAAGAAGAACTAGAAGCATTGGATAGTGTTCTTTAATATGGAGGTTGATATGTTACCAAGGGGTGCTAAAACAGTCGAAGATGTGACTTTAATTAACCTTATAATTAAGGATGAAATTTACATCGGCAGCATGGAGTCCGAATACGGCAAGATCAAAAATGTCCACGCCGACTGGGATCAAGGTCTAGTTATTTACGAATTTCTAAACGGAGATATGAAAAGCTCCGACATAGACAAGCTCCTATCAAAACTAAAAGAGATCAATTACCTAGCCGAATACGCACAATAGTGTTGATTTAGTTAATCTTTGTGTTTTAATTGAGACAGTGGAGGTCTAAAATGGTTGTTGGAATCATTGGAAACGGCGTCGTCGGTGGGACTCTAAATAAATGGTTTGTGGAAAACACCACTCATGAAGTGCGTTTGTATGATCCACCTAAAGGTCATCTTGATTTCTTGACCGATTGTGAAGCAATCTTCATATCAGTGCCAGTTCCTCCGAAAGCTGGTGGTCAAGATACTACTCTTCTCGCTGAGTCGGTCGAATTAGCTAAAAAATATACTCAAAATGTCTTCATTAGATCCACTGTTCTACCTGGAACAAACGATCATTTCAAAACAATTTCAATGCCTGAGTTTCTAACAGAACGCAAAGCGTATTCTGATATGACAAAGTACCCGATTCTTTCTGGTGAATGTGATCCTCAATTGCTAGAGAGAGTCTTCCCAAATAAACAAATTATAATGATGAAAAACACCGAGGCCGAGCTCTCGAAGTATGCTCACAATTGCTTTGGCGCTATGAAAGTGACTTACTTTAATATTATCAACCAAATGTGTGAAATCTTTGAGATTGATTATGAAAAAGTATTAAAAGGGTGCATGATTACTGGTTTCATCGAGTCGCAACATACAAAAATAGCACTTGATGGTCAAAAAGGGTATGGGGGCAGATGTTTTCCTGAGAATATCGATTCATTTATTAATTTGTTGGACACTATTGATATGAATCACGAAGCATCATTCATCGAACGAATTAAAAGTTTAAACGAAACCTATCGAACAACAAACGAGGAGTTTTAATGGGACAGCGACCAGAGCATTTAAAGGGATTGGGTGGACTTTATACCACTATGACCCCAGGAGAAAAGGCCACGATTGAAATTGATGGTAAAGTCCTAGAGGTTTACTATGTGCGTCGAAATGGTGGCAATTCTGCGGTTCAATTGCAGTTTGTCGGTGGAAAAGAATTTAAGATCGTGACTCCTTATGGTAAAAAGAAGTTGGGTATGTGATGAAAGAACATAAAGATTGGTTCAATGAAGAAGTAAGTGCTGCGTTTAATGAAGTTAAGAACGCCTTAATCGAGGACTACCAAGATAAATACATAATTCATAGCCTAGTAAAGCTTATTAATTCATGTAAATTTCTTATTACTGAAATAAAAGCTAAACCAATGGACTATGATTTATGAAAATTTTAATCACAGGCGGCGTTGGCTTTATTGGTTCCAATCTTTGCTCGCATCTTTTAAACGAAGGTCATGAGGTAATGTCCTATGACTCTTTAGTGAACCCATCAATAGACCCGACTGATCGAATCAAAGCGAAAAGTGGTCAGAATTGGGATAACTTCACATTCTTTCACGGCGACATTAGGGATATGACCACGCTCCAATCTGCTGCCGCTATGTTCGCTCCTGATGTTATTATCCATTTGGCTGCATTGGGTTCGGTTCCTAGATCGTTCGCTAATCCTTCCGAAGTCCTAGAGGTCAATTGTGTCGGATTCTCTAATGTGATGATGGTCGCTACAATGCTAAATGTGAAACGAGTGGTATTTGCTTCATCATCATCGGTTTATGGAGACAGTGATGCCAAAATCAGATCAGAAGAAACAATCGGTAATCCATTAAGTCCGTATGCGTTATCTAAAAGAATGAACGAGCAGTTCGCAGAAGTCTGGTGCAAAGGTATTCAATTACAATATGTCGGATTAAGGTTCTTTAATGTTTACGGCGCAGGTCAATTACCCGACAGTCCATATTCCGCGGTGGTTCCACGATTTTTGACCGAGAAATCTATCACTATTCACGGAGATGGTGAAACAGTCCGAGATTTCACATATGTGGACGATGTTTGCGAAGCCATCGAATTAGCTCTAACCACGGACAAAACGAACGATGTCTATAATGTTTGTTCAGGAAATGGCACCACACTCAATTATCTGAGTAAAATATGTAGCGATTCAAAAAAAGACATTAAGCATATCGCAGAGCGTCCAATGGACATCAAACATTCAATCGGCGCACCATTCAAGTCTCAATTATTCCTTAAGTTCAAGGCATCATATGACATTGAGACAGGGATAGCGCATACTAGAAAGTACTACGAAAGCCTAAAGGGAATTCATAATTTGTAGTATGAAACGTACAAAGTAGGGACAGTTTGTTTCAAAAAGGTAATAAGTTATCAAAAGGTGGCCAGAAGCTCGACCCTGATCTAAGGGGTGTGAAGCTATTGAATCAACGAGAAGTTGAAAAGTTGGTCAATAAGTTGCTATCTTGGCCAGTTCGAGAGCTAGAGGCGTATAGTATTGATAAAAATAACCCTGCTGGTGATGTTATGGTGGCGCGGGTTGTTATCGAGGCTATCAGAAGCGGTGATGAGAAGCGTCTCGAATTCATCTACAACCGATTATTGGGTAAACCTAGAGAGACGCGAGATGTAAACGTGAAGAACGGAAATCTCCACGATGAGCTAATGAGGCTGCAAGATGAACTCGAGCGAGATGTGACGCCGAGATTGGGCTATCATGGCGACCAAGAAGACTGACGTAAAGCTCCTAGACCCCACTTATCGTATTAAAAACCTCTATAAAATAGTAAATAAAGACGGAAAACTCGTTAAATTCGTACCCAATGAGCACCAATGGTTAGTTCTGCAGGATCCTTCTTTATTAAAAGCCATCCTAAAAGCTCGACAAATTGGATTCTCGACCGCTTGCATTATCCAGATGTTAGATCGAACTCTATTCAATAAGAATCAAACATCGGTCATCTTGGCGCACGAGCAGGATTCTATCACTAAGTTGTTCCGTATCGTTTTAAGAGCCTATAAATATATGGACGACGAGATTAAGCCCAAATTGGAACGTGGCGGCGGTGCGAAGCATGAGCTCTATTTTCCTTCTATTAATTCTCGGATCTATTGCGACTTAGAATCTCGTGGTGATACTATACAAAACTTACATATCTCTGAGTTCGGATTGATGAAGGATGATGAAAAGGTCAAAGCGACACTTGATGCGGTACCCATGCGAACAGGCCGAATCACTTACGAATCAACGGCGTTCGGGTTAAATCACTTCTATGACCTATGGTTTGCTAGGGATCGTGCGGAGAAAAAGTTCTTCTTTCCTTGGTTTGTGTTCCCTGAATACGCCTTACCCACTAAAAAGATTACGGATTACTCGGAAGAAGAAGACGACTTGATTGTAAAGGCAGCTTTACACTTCAAGATTAAAATCTCGGACGAACAGATAGCTTTTAGACGTTGGAAAATAGCACAAAAGGGTGGCGGCACTAATGGTGAGCGTCATTTCATTCAGGAATACCCCGAGGACGAACAATCGTGCTTTCTAACATCGGGTAACGCAGTATTTAATCTATTTCATATCAGGAAACTGCTCAACAATGCACCAAAGCATTTAGAGACATTGGATGGCGGTATCAAGATATTCAAGCGACCCGACAAAACTCGCACTTATGTCTGCGGTGGTGACTGTGCCGAGGGAGTCGGTGGAGATAAATCCTATGGGGTTATGTTGGACGCTAGATCTCGGGAAGTCGTGGCCACTGTCTGCGCTGATGTTAAACCCTACGAATTTGCCGAACTTCTTAATAAAATGTGCATCCATTATCGTGCGCCTGGGAGACCATTCCCTATGTTGGCGGTTGAAAGAAACAATCATGGCCATGCAGTTCTCCTTCAATTAGAGGAACATATCAGGTATTCAAATTTATTCTTTCGCATTAAGTCAGTCGACCCAATATCTGGGAGGCAGCAGAAGGACGATAGGCCTGGATGGGTAACAGACAAAGTCACTCGTCCTATTATGATTAATGCTTTTGTCGATGCGGTGGAGAATTCCTATATGACTCTCAATGATTCTTACATACTTAACGAGTGCTTGACGCTGGTTAACAATGAAGGGAAAATAGAGGCTGCCGAGAATAAGAACGACGACAGTATTATTGCGTCATCAATTGCGCTACAATTAGCTATAGAGATGGGCGGAAATCTCGTCCGTTATGATGATTTAAAATCAAAAATCAAAATGTAAAGGGTGCAAATGGCAAAAAAACCAGTCAAAGAAGTAGCTGAACCCCAAGAAAAACCAGCTACCGAAACGGCACTGCTTGCTGCTGGCGGCTCTAAAAACCCAATCGAAGATTTATATATAGGCGTTGCTGAACAAACATACAAACGCTCATCATATGTCCCTGAATCGTTCAAAATGCCCTACAATCCCGATGATATTTACCAGAAAAAGGGTAATTATTCGATCTATGAAGACATGATGTACGACGATCAAGTCTCTATTTGTTCCAATTTAAAGAAAGATTTAATCCTTGGTTCTGGCTGGTCATTAGTGGCCGACGAGGACGACCAGCATGATATGTGCAAAGAATTACAGGAGTCTATTGAGGATTCGTCAGATACCACATTCACCGATAAGTTGCGTGAGATATTAGATGCCTATGAAAAAGGCTTTAGTTTGACTGAAAAAGTATTTCAGATAATGGACAACGGATGGCTGGCTTTAAAAGACCTATTCACTCGGCACCCGAATTCTTGGTTAATCTATCAAGATGACAAAGGTAATATCACTAAGTTCGAACAGAAAACCGCCGTTGGTGATCTTTCTATCAATCCAAAATCTCTAATTCACTACATCAACAATGCAAAATATCAAAACCCATACGGAACATCGGATCTACGTGCTGCCTATAATGCGTGGTTCACTAAGAGACAAGTCATTCGTTGGTATGCCATGTTTCTCGAGGCTAATGCCAAACCGATACCAGTGGGGCGTTATGATGTGAATTCTCCTCCAGGGACTGCTGATGAATTACTCGAGATCTTAAAAGGATTTCAAGCGAAGACCGCAATTACCATACCAAGAGACATAGAAGTCGATTTCCTCGAGGCCAAATCAAACGGCGAAGCATATCACAAAGCATTAAATATTTTTAATATGTTCATCGGTCGCTCTATGTTTATCCCTGATCTATTGGGAATGTCTGGAAGTGAAACAGCAGGTGGATCACTCGCACTAGGCAAAGAGCAAATGAATATCTTTTTCATGCACATTAATAGACGCCGAGCCACATTAGAGAAATTGGTTCAGCGCCACATTATTAAGCCATTAGTTGTCTATAATTACGGCAACGTGCCTATTCCAAAGTTTAAGTTTAACCCATTGAATGACTCAGAAGCCGTAGAGCTTGCAAAGGTATGGCTGGATCTAGTCAAAGCTAAAGTGGCTAAAGTCACCGAAGAAGAAGTAAATCATTTCAGAAAATTGGTTAAGTTCCCAGAGGGTGATGTTGAATTAATCGCACCAGTCGAACCTGCCGAATTGGGCGACGATGGTCTTCCTCTTAGACCCGAAACCGACAAAGATGGCAATCCATTACCTAACAAGAGAGTTGAGAAAGATGCGTCGAATAAAGACCCAATCGACGCAAAAGATGCGGAGATAGATGAAAAAATGCAGAAGGACTTTGCTAAAATCTACAATCTTCCTCCAGGAGAATACCATAGAAAGTGCGACTTTAAGGCTATTGCTGCCAAATTAAACGACTATGACAAGTCCGTTGTGGCCGAAACTGCTCCAGTTGTGAAGAAAATGTATGCAGATTTATATGAGCAATTGAAAAAAAAGAATATTTTAACTAACCAAGACATTAGTAAAGTCGATTCTATTAACCTTAAGTATCGTTCAGAGCTAAAAAAGTTACTTAAACAATCATTCATGTCTATATATAAGGACGGACAAGTCCAAGCTGCGCATGAATTGAACAAATCTGATTTTAAAACCCCGACCACTTCGCAGGAATTCTTGGACTTATTGGATCAGGAAACCTTCGCTTATATCGGCAAGTATGAGTATGGAATCAAAGAAAAGGTGCGGCAACAATTGGTTGCTGCGATTAAAGACGGGCTTCCGTTGTCTAATGTTATCGATACGTTGGACAATGAGGGTAAAAGACTATCAGAAGTCAGCCTTGAAAGATTCGCTCGGACTAAGCATACCGAAGTTCTCAATAGAGGACGACTGGCATACTTTGAGGAATCTGGGGTAGTAGCTGCTTATCAATATTCTGCCATTTTAGACGACAGAACATCTGATATCTGCGCAGGATTAGACGGAAAGATATTTGTCGCGGGGACTCAACCAGTTCCCCCTATGCATTTCAATTGCAGATCTCTATTAATAGCCATTACTAAATACGAGGAATTCAAACCAAGTGAAAAGGTCGGTAAAAAAGACATTGAGGAATTCATCGATGAGAATAAAGGCGACAGTTTCGCTCGGTTCTCCCTGGCTGATGATTTCACCACCGAGCACTTAGACGACTGCATCGATGTAATCACCTACTCCAGAAAAGGTATTCCATTTGAAACGATAACCATAAAATACTCCGATAATACCCACAAAGAAGTTTTGTCAAAAATCACAAGGGCTATAAATGCGGTTTAATCCATTAACGAAACAAATGGAAGAGTCAGAAGATATCTTCACTGTTGTCCCAAAAGCTAAAGTGGCCAATGTCGTAGGCCCAAAGGGAGACAAGGGAGATATCGGCCCGCAGGGAGATCGTGGATTCAAAGGTGATAGCGGCGAGCGCGGCATACCTGGGATTAATGGAGAAAAGGGATCTAAAGGCGACGCTGGACAAACTGGGGCGCAGGGAATACCAGGCGACGTTGGGCCAAAAGGCGACAAAGGAGATCCAGGGCAGCGTGGTCAAATTGGATTAAAAGGCGAGAACGGAAAAGACGGAACGCCGATATACTATACCGCAAAAATGCCATCAAATGATTTGGGTTCGGATGGCGAGTGGACTTTCAATGCTTTCCGTGAGGTTTTCCACAAAGAATCAGGCAATTGGAAATTTTATTCTATGATGGGTGGCGGTGCCGCCAAGGTTCGTAATATTCAGGACATAGGAAACGTGAAGCTGACAAATCTTACAATAGGTGATAATCTTCAATGGAACGGTTCCTATTGGTCAAACTCGCAGGAGGACGCGCTGGCAAATCTTAATATTCAGCTAGATGTTGTCGACGCCACAGTGACCTATATTGGTTACGCGCAGCCTGGTGCTCTGACTTCTGCCGCTTCTTGGAAGATTAAAAAAATAACTACCACTGGTGATGACATAGCGATCACGTGGGCAGATGGTAATGTAAATTTTGATAATATTTGGAATGATCATGCTAGTTTGACTTATTCATAAGGGGTTATAAATGGCTTTGAAAATGGCAGTTGCTCTAAGAAATGCACGACTTGATGCGATAACTACCTTCGCTGGAGCGAGTGCAAAGCTGAGATTTTATGACGGAACCCAGCCTGCAACGGGTGGTGCTGCCACGAATCTTCTCGCAGAATGTATTATGAACGCTACGTTTGCTGACGCAGCAGCAGCAGCAGTTTTAACCATGAACGCCATTGCCAATGATGCGGCGGCAGATGCAACTGGAACGGCTACGTGGGCTCGAATTGTAAAATCTGATGGGACTACTCATGTCGTGGACTTAACTGTCACTGCAACTGGTGGCGGCGGTGATATCACTGTCGGCACAGTCTCTTTCGTGGCCAGCTCTATCATAAGCATTACGAGCGCGACAATTACGGAAGCAAATGCATAATGGCAATCACAACTCTCGACGGGCTTATTGCCGCAGCAAAACAGAGAATTCAGCTTTATAAGTCTGCGACTAGAACCGCAGTCGCCAATAGTCCGTTTTCAGTTTTTGACTTAGCTGGTAATCCAGGCCTTGGAGTCTTGGCTGGAACTTCGACGACTACTGGAGTCGTTCCGACCGATGCGACCGCAGGGTGTCCTTTGATTAATGCTTTCGGCGGCGGTGCGACTGGGTACGTTTCTCGGATTGAAGCGTCAAATCAAGTATCTTGCCGAATCCTGCTTTTCGATATGCTTTGGAAAGCAGGGGCTTACGCTTTCAACGCGAATACGACTGGTCAAACTCCAACCTCCTTTTCTTCACGAATCCCAAGCGGAACGGACTACAACGGACTCGAACTTTGGTACGAGCAAGTTACCGCAGGGACATTGGTTCAGAACGTGGCCGTGACTTATAATGATGAAAACGCCGCATCATCTACCACTGGAACAGTGGCCATGCCAGCCGCTATGATTGTGGGTCGAATGTTCCAAATACCTCTAGCAGCAGGCGACAAGGGAATCCAGGGCGTGACGGGTGTTGTTGGGTCGGTTGCTTCGGCGGGGACTTTCAACATTCTTATTATGCGGAGACTTGCAGAAGTTCGTATTAGAGTGGCTAACGACGGAATCATCCAAGATGCTCTCACGACTGGACTCACCCAAGTATTCGAAGACTCTGCTATGAGATTGGTAGTTATTCCTGACTCAACTGCAACGTCCCTTCCAGAGATCATCGTAGACGTCGCAAATGGCTAACATCTGGCGAAGGCTTCGCTCAGATAGATTAACCACCACATCACTGATTAAAAAAAGCAGCGGAGGCGCTACTCAGCTAGTTGCTGATGATTTTTTTGAAGCGTCTGGTGGCAGCACGATAACTGGGACGATAGCCACAACCCTCGCGCCCGCGACAGCCTCAATCCAGGCGACTGAAACAATCAGTGGATCCTTATCTCCGTCTTTAGGTGACGCCACGTCATCGATTGCTTCAACGGAAACAATAGCCGCCACAATTGCTCCGACTCTCGAGCCAGCCACCTCTGCATTTGCCGCGACTGAAACGATCCAAGCGTCGTCTGCATCCTCCCTGCAAGATAGCACCGCGAGCTTCGTAGCGACTGAAAATATACCAGCAGTTATGGCCACGACGCTTCAAGATGCTACAAGCAGCATAGCATTAACGGAGGCAGTCGAGGCAATCCTTGCGGCAACCCTAGCCAATGCGACCTCTCAAATATCGGCTACGGAGACTATTTCAGCAGCCATGGCCTCTAGTTTAGCTCCAGCTACCGCAAGCTTTAGTGATGGCTCTGGTGTTGGCGAGATTGTTTCCGACTATCGAAACTTTAAGAAAATCGGAAATAAGTATATAGTGATAAAAAATCGAAAAGACATAGATGAAGAAATAGGCTATGATGAAGCATCATTCCTTAAAGCCTTCGTTTAAATCCAGGAGAAATTATGCAAAAATACACAATTAAGGACGTTCAGATATTCTCAGCAGGTGAGTGGAACGATGAAAAGTTCACCACAAAAGACTTAGAAAACATGGTTAAGTCATTCGATGAGACTAAATCTGGCGTCAAACCCTATATAAAGCTCGGCCACGATAAAAATCAAAAAATAGCAAAAAATTCAAATTTACAAAAAGATGGGTTGCCAGCGTTGGGCTGGATTGATAAAATGAGTGTCACAGGCGATAAGTTAATTGCTGATTTAGTGGACATTCCAAAGAAAGTCTACGATCTGATTAAAATCGGCGCGTATAAAAAAGTATCTTGTGAGATGTTTTTTAACGTGAAGATAAAAGATAAGCGATTCTCTCACCTGATCACTGCCATCTCTTTACTTGGTGCTGATACACCAGCCGTAATGAATCTCGATGACATTCACAGTTTATATTTTGAGGCCGAGGCCGATCCAAAGGCTTACGCATCTGAATTTATATTTAATGAGGAAACTCAAACAAAGGAACAAATAATGGCAAAAACAGAAAACGAGATCAAGCTAGAGGTCGAGCTTGAGAATCAAAAGAAAGAATTTACGGCCACAAAAACAGAAGCAGACGAGGCGAAAGCTAAGTTAGAAGCTGCTGAAAAAGAGAACACCGCTTTGAAGGAATTTAAAGCTAATGCAGAAAAAGTAGCTCTTGAGAATGAGATTGCTTTAAAAGCTGAAAAAGTTAAAACATTTGCTAAGTCATTAGTGACTGAAAAACTAGCAAGTCCTGCTATGGAGCCTTTAATATTGGAGCTTTTATCTGATAAAAAGGAATTCTCTGTAAAAGTAGGGGACAAAGACCTCAAAACTAAAGAGGATATTGTTAAAGAACTGTGCAAACTTTCATCTGTAAATAAAGATATCAACGTGGATCAAAAAACCGCTGCTGATAAAACTTTCTCCGCTGATAAAGAAAAGCAAGTTGAAGAAAAGATCAAATCTTTGCAAAAAGATAACCCTAAATTGTCATACAAAAAAGCTTATTCACAAGCTATGAAGGAGTGCTAATATGTCCGTACAAAACGATATTACCCTAAAGGTTTTAACAACTCTCTTGGCTCAACGTATCGTTGCCTTGAGCACGGCTCCGCATACCGCAATCTATCCTGCGGCATTAACTAGCCCTATGGTTGGTATTACCCTGGATACAGTGCTTGATACGACTGGCTCTTTGCCTGTTCGGGTATCTGGTATTGCTAAAGTCTACATGAATGACACTTGTGCGGCTGGCGACTTAATTGCTGGCGACTCAAGCGGTTTTGGTAAGAAGCACGTTGATTCGACTGCTGGTTCATATGTTATCGGTCAAGCCCTGGAAGCATCTGCGGCCACTGCGACTGTGATCCAAGTATTAATTCAACCGAAGTTTAAATCAATTCCGTAACATTTTATAATATAAAAGGAGCTTAAAATGCCACAAAAAAGTCAATTGCACGTAGATAAGTTACTCTCGAACGTATCCGTAGAGTATAAAAATGAGGAATACATCGCAGATAAACTTTGCCCTGTCGTGCCAGTGGATAAGGATTCTGACAAATATCGTATCTATGAGAAAAACTGGAGAATTGCGGAAGCTAAACGAGCACCTAAAGGTCTCGCTAAAGAATTCCAATTCAACTACTCTTTGGCTTCATACGCACTTGAGCAGTACGCTCTTAAAGACTACGTCGGTGTTGATGAGGAAAGAAACAACGATCAAGGATCGGTTCGCGCCGATTGCGTTGAGAACTTAACGGATGCGCTACTGCGTGTGCGAGAAGATAAAGTGGCCGCTTTATATACCACCACTTCTTGGTCTCTAAATGTATCCTTGGCGTCTGGTGCGGCATTTACCGACAACACCACAACTTCAAATCCAATCCCTGTTTATGATACGGCCACCGCTACTATCATAGCAAACTCTGGGAAGACTCCTAACCACGGGTTCCAAACCCACGCGACTTATATCGCGGTTAAGAATCACGTATCGATCCTTGATCGGATTAAATACACCAGTGCGGAGATTTCTGAGAATGTCGTTGCGGCACTCTTGGGAGTTCAAGAGCTTTACATAGCTAAGGCTCAGAAGGATACTGCTGCGGAAGGTCTGGCGTCAGTTTCTGCCAACTTCTTCGGTAATATCGCTTTCTTGGGTTGGAAAGCTCCAAGCCCTTCATTGAGAGCACCTTCTTGTGTTTATAACTTCGAGAATTCTGCGCCACGAGTTCGTGCTTGGCAGGATGAAGAAAGAAACGCAGAAGCCATTGAAGTTGAAATGAAATTCATTCCTAAAGTGGTTGCTTCCTTGACAGGTTACCTGATCAAAGGCGTATAATTTTAATAAATGAGCCTGGCAATTACGCTGGGCTCTTTATCTAAAAGGGGCAACGCCAATGGCAGGACTTACCAAAGAACAAAGAGAAGCGAAGAAAGCTGCGGCATTAGAAGCGGCAGGACTAGAACCAAATCCGACAACTGAAACTATCAACTCAGATCCTTCATTTGCAGAAGTTCCAGGATCTCCAGCAATCGAGCACCAAAAGAAACTAGCTCGTGCTAAAAAAGTCGCTGCGAAAGTAGCAAAACCTTCCAAACAATTCTACACAATCAAAGATGGCAAAGTTTTGTCTATTAAAGTTAAACAAAACGGGGCGTACTCGACTTATGTCGGAACCAAGGCTAAGATGGAAAAGAAAGCCAAAGGGTCTTATTTCTCTCAAGTGAAAGTTTGGCAAAAAGCTGGATTGTGGGTTTCTGAGGAAGATTTCCAAGAACATTGTGAAAAAATCAAAGATGAATTAGCTAAGGAGTAGACATTGGCAAAGTATTCAACCACGACTAGTCTTGAGATTATCATGGTGGGTACTTCATTTGATACTGCCACGACTGCCTTAATGAACAAAATGATCGTTAGGGCAGAGAACGAAGTCGACAAATATCTCTCTAAAAGGTACGACATAGGCAATTATCTGGCCATGTCGCTCACCGCATTACCTCCACTTTTAACATCACTTACCGAAGATCTGGCTGAGGGGTACTATTTCTATAGAAATTCTCGAGGCGGTGGTAAGGATTCTGTCGCATACGGAAAAGAGTTAATAGAAGGAGCGCAGGCGAATCTTCAATTACTTCTCGAAAGAAAAGCCGACTTATTAGATGTGAACGGCGACCCTGTTGCTGAGTTCGCTAACGCATCTTATCAATTAAAATCATCAACTCGTAATTACCCTCAAACTACAAATGAGGATGACGAGCTTCTGTGGAAACAATCATCAGATAAATTGGACGATATCGAGTCGGAGCGTAACTAATGTCCGAAATAGAGTTCCAAGACAAAGAGCTCAAGAAAACACTCAGGGCTCTAAGTAATAATTTAAAATATGTAAAAAATGGAGAGAAGAAATTCGTCGCTCTGATGTCGTCCGTTGTCTATGCAGACATCATGGATCACTTTAAAAAAGAACAAGGCGAGGATGGAGCTTGGCAGCATTGGTCATTTTGGTACGAGTTGCAATTGGCCAGAATGGGTAGGCAAGGTAATAAGATTCTCCAATTCAATGGTAAATTAAGAAACAATTTTAAACCCACCGATGTTAAGATGACATCTCAGGGCATTACATGGTTTAATGATGCCAAAACTAAGAGCGGTTTCCCTTATGCGTTCGCACATAACGAGGGCGGAGGCAAGCTTCCTAAGAGGGATTTTATGTGGGCTTCTGACAATGCCATAGAGAAAATGGCCGACAATATGCTTGGGTTCATATTAGAAGAGGGATTAAATGGCTGATGTAGTCGACCTAAATGGAATTAAAGACAATATAAAGACTTTGATGGACTCAAAGAATGTTGCACTATCGACACCTGTCGATCTATCCAACAACTTGACTCAAAGAGTTAAAAAAGTCTTAACTGTAAACCCCGAAATGATCCCACCCCAGGCCTCATTCTTTCCTTTTGTGACCTGCTATATAACTGCAAAGAATATAATTCAGGACGATATAGCCAAGGATCAATTAAGCACAAAAAGAAAAGCAGAGATTTCAATAGAAATAGTCGGTGCGGTTTTTAATCAAAACCAGACATCAGTTACAAAGGATCCTGCGGACACTGACATAAATTACTTGATGGAGAATGTTGAGTTGATTTTACGATCGGACTATAATTTAGGTAATAAAATCAAGTGGCAAAAGCCTAACGATGTGCAATACTATACCTCAGTCGTCGACGCACGAAACCATATCAGGGCTGGGATAATGAAAATTACAGCTATAGCTTACTATTAAAAGGACTTTATGAACAAAGACATGATGAGAGCTCAATCAGAGTCAGCATATAAGCAGTGGGCTCCACAATGGAGAAAACAGGCTAAAACTAACTCTATTCACAATATGAAATCCTTGGCGGATCTAGAAAACTCTGGAGTCGGGAAAGCCGTTTTGTGCGTAGCTAATGGGTATTCTTTAGAAGAAAATATCAAAACAATCCAAAAAAATAAGGATAATGTCGACATCATAGCTTGTGATAAAACAATGGGTCATTTATTTAATCACGGAATTACCCCTAAATATGTGATGGTTTGTGATGCTAACGTATCATATGAGACTTATATGAAGCCTTGGGAGAACAAACTTCAAGATACAATACTTCTTTCTAATGTTTGTGGATCTACGGAATGGCCAGCAAAAGGGAATTGGAAAGATAAATATTTCTTTATCAATTGCGATATATTGGGAACTGAAAAAGAATTCTCCGAAATATCGGGGTGCAAGAACTTTATACCTGCAGGAACGAATGTTTCAAATGCTATGCTTGTAATATTGGCACAATCAGACAATGATGGTAAAAGGAATTTTTTTAACTATGATAAAATATTACTTATTGGGTACGATTATTCGTGGAGATTCGGTGGAAAATACTACGCTTTCTGTGAAAAAGGCGGAGGAAAAGACAAGTATATGCGCCATCAATACCTCCAAACCTCAGACGGAGACTTTGCCTATTCATCGGGCAATCTTACGTTTTCTGCTCAATGGTTTGAGGACTATGTCAGGACTTTTAACCTTCCCGTTGTGAATTGTACGACAAAAAGCATCTTGAGCTTAAAGACTGGAAATCTCGAAGAACAAATGCAGTACAGTTTTAAACCAGAAGATTCATCAATTTTAAAACAAGCTTTTGATAATGTAAGAAAATTAGAAGCTGCAAAAAATGAATTACTAAAATTAATTAAAGGCATTGATCGAGAGCATAGGCACTCGTTCTTAGCCTCAGTTTAAGGAGATTATATGGCTGTCGGTCAAGGTTCAAACATGGGTCATGGCACCTATCTAGGTGTCGGTCGCGAGGTCACATACGGGACTTATGTCACGGCTACGGCTGGATTGAACATCTTGTCATCTTCTTTAAAGGTGACTAAAGAGACTAAAATCCTAGAGGAGTTGCAAACTTCTCGAACAAATTCTAACTTCATTCAATTGGGTCGCTCAGTTGGTGGGGACATTGAATTCGTTTTTTCTCCTAAACAGCCTGCTTGTAATTATTTACTTCAAAATGCTTTCGGTGGCGGAGCGATAACATCGGCTACAGCGACTGGTGATACTGTTGGTTCTGCCGCATGGACTCACCAAATCGATGTGCGTAATTTCGACTTAACCTATTCCTCGTTGTCTATCAATCATCGAAAAGGCGAAACCGCCACTGGTAAAATCTTTGAATACAAAGGAATCAGAGTCGACCAATTCTCCTTAAAAGCAGAGATTGATGAGGCTTTAATCGCGACCGCTTCTTTGATTGCCCAGGACGCATCTTTAACCACTAATGACGTTAGCGCCCAGGCAGGAATGGCCACCGCAAATCAAACTCCTCTTTCTTTCGTAAATGGACGATTGTCTTTAGAGCTAGCGACTGCATCTCAAACGACCACTTCATTCTGGCACGTTCAGTCTATTGATTTTAAAGTCTCTAATAATCTGGTATCAGATAAAGCGTCTCGTCGAATAGGTTCTGATGTCATCGGAGTCCTTCCTGCTGGAATGGCTCAGTTCGAACTATCGTGCACTATGAGATTCGACACTTCTACTGCTTACGATGCTATGTTGGCAGGAACTAGATTCTATGGAGAATTAGAGTTCTTGGGTGATACTTTGACAGGTTCTTTAGTTCGAGAAGGAGTTAAGTTGAATTTCGCTAACTTAAGAATCACTGACGCAGGAGATCCAGAAATCACCTCGGCAGGGGACGCATTAACTTCTCAGGTTTCTTTTGCGGTCTTAAGAGATCCAACAGCTTCTGGGTATGCAGTTAGAGCGACTGTTACCAACGGAACTAGCTCATATGCTTAATTGGCTGAGTAATATCCTCCCGAGCAGATCATTAGGGTCTGTCTTGGGTGAGACAAAAACTGTGCGGATTAATGGTATTAGATTTAAGATTAAAAAAATCGACGCTATGGCTTTCCTTGATGGATCTAAAGTCATGCTTCAAATGTTTGATACTTACAATATTAAGCAAGATTCTCCAAAAGAAGTCTCTAACAAGAAAATTAGAGAACATATGAAAGAGATGTTAATTGCTGGTGTGGCCGAGCCTAAGCTAGCGTATAAAGCAGAAGACGGATATCTCGTCGACGATTTATTCGTAAATTTAAAACTAGTTAACCAACTATACAGCGAAGTGATACAATTCACTTATGGTAAAAAAAAAATACAAAATTCCTAAATAAAGAAAGACTGGGAGCTTTAGATATGATCTGCAGAAGATACTCTCTAAAACCTAGTGATGTGGCCAAAGATCACATAGAGGATTATCAGTTTAATCTTCTCGTTGCTTATAATGGCATCTCTTTAGAATCGAAAAAAGCGGGGAACAAACGTGGCTAAGGGCGAAGCAACGCTACTCTTAAAGATTAAGTCGTTAGGTGAGGAAGTTCTCGACCGCTTGGTCATTACTTTTGATGATCTAAAAAATATGATTATGTCTATACCCGAGGCATTGGGTAAAGCCATAGATGCTTATCGTGAACAAGAACGAGCGGTAAATGAGCTTAATCAGTCCATGATTAACGCTGGTACTTTTACGGCCGAACTTCAAAATAAATACCTAGAACTCGCAGGAGCGCTTCAAAAAACAACCCTATTCTCCGACGATCAGATCAACTCTGCCCAAGCATTACTTCAAGCTCACATAGGAAACAAAGAAGTCACTGAGGGATTGTTAAGAGCCACATTGGATTTAGCCCAGGCTAAAAAAATGGATCTAGCCAGCGCAGCCTCTTTAGTGGGAAAAGCTATCGGTGGAGAATCAGAAGTTTTAAAGAGATATGGAATAGTAGTCAAATCCTCCACCAATGATAGCGATAAACTGACCAATGTAACCGATGCATTGAATCAAAAGTTCGCTGGGCAGGCGGAGGCGGCAAGAAAAGGAACTGGTGGAATTGATGGGTTAAAGACCGCTACTGGGGAACTGGCCGAAGCTATCGGTAGCCAATTGGCACCAAAGGTAGCTAAATTAGCCGAGTCGTTAATACCTATAGTCGATTGGTTCGCTAAGTGGGCTGATTCTGGAAATCTGGCAAAGAAAAGTGTCAATGAATTAAGCAACGAACTAGGTGAGATGCAGCTTAAGATTTTAGAACTCTTGGGCAAGCGTGGTAATCAATTCGTAGATCAAGCCGCAGTAGAA